GTGGAATTAACACAGTACAAGCTGTGAACGGCGTGTGCGAGGATGTATGCACACTACATACACGACCTCTACACCAACATGCAAAGACGCTCACTACTGGGAAGTCATGGAAACATGGCTGATTGTGGCATGATCTCATTCCGTTCGGATGCTCGCGTCATTAGTTATTGTTATATATTGATATTGGGCACGACTAACCCCATGACGTTTGAATTGTCGGGGAAGAGGATGCCACCTGTTTTATAAGAGATATTCTGGGAACCATCGATGATATTGTCAATTGCGTTAAATTGTCGTGAAAGCACATAATTTACGTCTCCTGTTCCATATTTTGCGACGATGCGATAATAATGTTGCACATCGGGATCATCATATTCGAATCTAATTAACTGACCTGGAGGAAGGAGTACAGTTTCTGGGCACAATAAGCACTCAGAAACTTGCAACCAACCCTTGAGATTAACTTCAAAAGGCATTGTCAAATTAGTACCAAATAGTTCACAAGTGATATGATCAGGAACTTGATTAAATAATGGATAACGTGTTAAATATATGGCTTGAAACGGCGGTGGTTGCTAAGATGTGATGGAATTGCTGGGATTGAAGAATTCTACTTCATAATCCACCCAGACATAACCAAGATTGATAGTACCAGTGGCTCCTGCCGGTGGTGTTATGGCAGAATAGGCTAAATTGATAGAACCCACTGTAGCAACGCCAGTATCAGTTGCACTGGGAAACGTTTCATATTGAGGCAATCGGTTAAGTTGGTCTTTCATGACACGATTAGATGCTGAATTATAAACAGCTGTTGCGAGGGCTCTCATATCACCTGAGACTGCAAGTAAATTTGCGTCAGCAGTGATTTTAGTGGGGTCAGAGTCAAATCTTAAAGCGACTTGACCACCATAGGTGAATGGGACAGATGTAACCCAACGCATATTCATCTTATTAACTCGGAATTTATCATAGAGTTTGGCCATACCGGTCAACCAGCGGGTAGTATTCATATTATTACCTGTAGCGACGTTTTCAAATCGAAAGACTCGAATTGCGCCGCCTGCTGGAATCACTCCGGCGGCTACGGTGCCATTGACTTCAACTAATATCTCAGAATTTGATACAATAACTCTGTCACCTATATGCTTATATTTAGGCTGTCCAGTCATATACGTTTGTTGCTTAGATCGTAGACCTTGTCTCGGGACAGATGTGACAGTTCGTAGTTGGTTCATGTTGGTGCGCTGTGATCGTTTACGTGCGCGGGGCTGTTGTTTATTTTGATTTTGTGGCGCCATTGCGGTGATATCTGCAGGCGTCTTTTCGTGTACACTCGTTAAACGTGTGATGTGTTCTTGGTGTCTGATTGACTGCATGGTGCTTTATTTGCTGCGAGCGTGGAGATGATTGTTTTGACTGCCTGTTCGATTGTTTGTTTATCGAGGGCTTGCGTGAACCCGCCATGGGAGGTGAAATGTTTATGACGGTCGCTGGCGGCAGTGAGGGACTGACGGAGATGGGATTCAACGCGTCCGACCCAATCGTCTCTGGACTTACAGAGGTCTCTGAAATTATCGGCACTGAGGGGCATTTTGGTTCTTCTTCTACTTTGATTTCTGAAGTCTCATTAGAAACTGAAGGCACGGGGCCAAGGATATCATGGCCGACTGCAGCGTTGATTTTATGACGTATAGTATGTCCATTGTCGAGAATAGCTTCTGGTAAATCTTCGACAGTAGTAGCACCAATAATGGCGCGTTCTATGGAGTCAAGTTCGTCTGCAGTTAGATCCAACAACTGGCACATTAGATTCCGTAATAACTCCTCATTTTCCTGAGGGTACGGACCGGATTTAATTCGGTAATCTTCTTCGCCTGTTGCCTGGCGAAGTTCCATTCCTTGTGTTTCTAAAATTTCAATAACACGACGGCACCACGTCCCAATTATAGGAGTTTTACAATCAGTGACATAGTAACCGTATGCTCGATTATATAGAGCTTGCAATGGTGTTATTGTAGGAGGGGACATAGTTAAATGGAGCTTCGCCAAAGTACGTTCAGGGTCTTGAACTGAATCACTATGGGTAGCTGGACTGGCATAGATCCTTCCTAAAAAGGGAACTGGACAGCCTGCTAACGGTTCAAGAATGATGGACCTGAGTTTGTGACCAAGTTTTGTGGCCACCTCTTCTAATTTTTGCGCTAATCCGGGTATGTTGGCACGTATGCGATCATCTGATGCGCCGAGCACCCATTGTTGGACTAGTTGCCATGCCTGCTTCGGGGTGTTTCCTAATTCTCGAAGTGCGATATAATCATGACGTAACGTTACGAGATTATTGTCATTGGTGGTCCCTGGTGAACCACTCAATTGTGAATAGCCAGGATCATATTTTAATCCTTGCGCAGTAACCCCTTTCGGATTTCTATCTGCTGCTAATATTTTGCTGAGTTCTGCTCTATACGCGTGTGCGCACCAACTCTGGTAGACAGCTTCCTTAAAAGCTTTATCTGTTGCTGAAACATGGCCGTCAAGACGTGTATAATCTGACACAATTATGCCGTGTGGATATTGACAGATGTCCATAACACGGTTCGATATCTCTTTAGGAGTCATTGATGATGCAAACCATTTCTGGTCCTTCAAACAATCAATTTTAAACGGAAGAGTAAAACGACTGTAACTCAACTGATGAGACACATCTACTGTGCTGATATTACGAGGATCTGTAACACTGGCATAGGCTTCGGCTTTAATAAATGCCTTAACCTTATTGACATAGTCATTACTGACTGTAGCCTTGGCTTGTTCACTACGACCACGTTGGGCTGGTTTATTCTGAAGCTCAATAACACGTTCATAATCGAACGGGGCTCCAGTAGCATTCTTATTGTGCGGAACAATGAATTTAACTAGTTCTGCATCGTAGGTTTTCCAAGCTGGTGGTGGTTGATTATTGTTTCTAACTTTGTCTACTCGACCTTGAATAGTAGCATTGTCGTTATTAAATGATTTACACGGTACAAATGCTGGGTCGGTTACTAATGATGGTGCGACAGCGCGTCCCACGGGTTTTCCGTCTTCAGTGGCTAGCGGGAACAAAGTTTGAAAGTTCTTTGCTTGACCAATGGAAGCTGAGGACGTAACAACTCCATATGATGTTGTGGGGGATTGTAACAATTTGAACAACACCGGTGCTTTTATAGCGGAATGTTCGATGTGTTCAGCATTCAATATGCGCTCGACATCTGCAATGACAGGATTCTTACTTTCACCACGTCTCACGACTAAAGCGTCGTATATTGACTGTGGGATTGTCACAGCATTGGCCGAGTCTTGCATCGCGACTGATATAATATCATCGGTGACATTGCGTATGCAATTGACTCCCATGCTAGATGGTTTTAAACGTCCGAATCCATAATGTTCTGGTTTAAACGGGCATGTATGTTTCGGATAGCTTGCTATAGGGTAAAAGCCGATAATACGGCGATTAGGATCTTCTTCAATTATATGTTGTTCAATAACATAAACAATAGTGTTTCCATGTTTATCTTTAACTACTACATTGTCACCCTGGTAATCCCAAAGTTCATGATGGTATGTTGCACCACCTTTAACACAGTAAGATACGATATTATTATTAATCGTATAACTGGCGTCTAGGGCGCGGCCACCGGCTTCGGTAGGGACGAATGTGTATATCATAATTGGATTTCCCAATTGCAAGTATTGATTAATATCGCAATAATAATCAACGTCGATCATGAGGAGTACATGTTCTTCAGTCACGCGATCATCGCGGAATACTTTGTCCAAATCCTTATCCATAAAATAATACCGACATCCATCGTACTGGTCTCGTTTTGACATTGAGACACTATATGGACGAAATCCGGCGTTGATAACGATTTTCTCTAATTCAACTGCTACGGAAGTACGAAGGGATGCGGCATTTGGATGTGTGTGATTGGAGGCCATGGGGATTTTCGGAATGTTCTTAAGATGGTGATGAAGCATCTTGCGAAAATCTATTGGTGGTAATGAGCGTCTGTTGGAAGCGTATTTACTACGTTTAGGGAGATCATTTCCATTCCACATTTTTAAGAAACGATCTCGAGTCTTCTGCATCAAGTTGACCTTACCGGGCCGATATTCAGCAGTTTTAACCGAAGTTTTAGGCTTTGGTGTGACACGATGAATACGGTTGAAGACTTTCCAACAGGAAAAGGGGGTATGTGACGACGACTGTTCCGGCGAGGCAGTCACCGGAGTTCTGATGTTAATTGGCATTGTAATTATATTTCAATTATTTTCAATTAAATTTTCCTTATTGTTTTG